TATCGACATTAATTTACAAAAATCACTATTTTTAAGTAATTTTCTTTCAAAAAGTCTCATATCAGTTTTAAGAGTTCCTTTAACAAAGGAATCAATTAATTTATTTTCTACTAATGTTTTTATTAATCCGAATCTCATGTTTATATTTTTTTATATAAATATCAACCTTTAAGTAGTTTATCTAATTGATTACCCATTTCCCCTAAAGATTCTTGAACACGATTTAAATCAATTAATTCATCTTCATTTAACATTCCTGTATTTTCTAATATTATATTAAGTTCAGAATTACGGGTATACGACCCTTCAGGTACTGTTGGAGCGGCTTCAGGTGGTGCTGGAGCTGGTGAGGCCGGAGCTTCAGGTGGAGCACTTTCACCACCTCCAAAATCACTCATTCCACCATCTGGTGGTGCCCCTCCTTCTGATGGTGCAGCAGCAGGTTCACCTTCCTTTTTACCATACAACTTATCAAGATTATCGAATAATCCTGTATGAGTAATTACCTCAGCAGTTTTCTTAAGTTCTTCACCAACAGCTCTTTCAATACGTTGTTGTTGTAAATCAAGTTTAATTTCTTCATCAGAAAATCCAAGAATATGTTTCTTAGCCCATGACATAGATACTGCGGCAATACCACTACCAGGGTCAGCAACCATATCTTTATATAGAAGAATTTTTTCTTTCCATACATCAATCTTCATCAAATCAGCTTGAGTTGATGGATTTGTTAAACTTAAATTAAAGTTTGATATCTCATCTTCAAAACCTAAAATGAATAGGTGTATGATTGCAATTTTATTTAATTCAGAAATCATATTTTTCTGAATTCTATTAATAGTTCTTGCAAAACGAATATCTTGTAATGATAAGTTCTTACCATCACCAACAGTTTCTTCAAATCCTAAAAACGCTTTAGGAACACGAAGAGCCGTTAACAATTTCTTTTGGATATACTCGATGTCGGCAATTTCAGATAAGTTTTGAGCTCCCGCCAATGTCTCAATAGGACTTGCTTGTGCGGTATCTCTAACTGGAACGAAATAATCTTGGTCAACAGCCATCTGATTAAATCTCATATCCACATTACCTGTCTTATGGTCTACCGTTTGACTTCTCTTAAACTTATTAGCAAATCTTTGGATATATGGTTCAACATCCGCATCATCCATGTTTCCAACAAATACTTTAAATACACGTCTTTCAGGTGCTCTTGATGTTCTGTAGATTAACATAGCATCTTCAGATAACAATAATTGTTTCCAAATACGACGAGCCTTTTCTAACATAGAAGTTCCATAAGGAAGTCTTCTATCATCACCAAGTAATCTAAAGTGAGCAATTTCCCAAGTATTAAACTCTAAATCCTTTTGTTTCCATTTGAACTTCAAATGTTTCTTTTCAGGATTAGTTGTTGAGTCTGTTGAGTGTGCTCCCATACCCGCTTCCAATCGTTCAATCTCAATGATTGGTAATTGCATACATCCTATAATACCTTTTTCAGGGTCTAATTTAAGATATACAAAATTATCACCATACTTACATGTGTTTCTTATCCACATAGGTAAGTTAGTGTTAATATCTAAAGCATTATTAAACAAATCTCCAAGAATTGATTTAATTCTCGATGATTCAGAATAAATTTGTAACATAAAACCATTTTGGTCAATGGTTGTAGATTCTTCAGCGTATATGTCAAGAGCGGCACCAATTTCAGGGGTAAATTCCATTGACTCATAGTCGTAGAAAGATGATAAACGAGTTGGTTCATAATAAACCGCCTGTGTATATAGATTATTTTCAATTCTACCCCATTGGTTAGCTAAATAATATGTTTGTTGTGCCTGAAGTTTTTCTCTATCATATTCAGACTTAGAGGTTGTTTTTAATAATTCACTTTTATCATATTTGTACGTAGGATAATCCTGCCCCAAAAGAGAATTGGGTCCAAATGTTTGGGATAACCGTTGCCATACCGTTAGTTTATTTTCACTCATACTAAAATATAAATACTTTTAAATTAAATTAAAGTTTAATCAAAACATGATGGACACATAGAATGGTTTTTAATATCCAAATCTAGTTTTGTATAAAGCGTGTTGAGCCTGTATTTGGGATAATGATAATACCCCATCCCAAACTTTAACAAATCCTATGTTTGCTGTTTGTACTTCACTACCTGATGAACGACTAAACAATCTTATTTGGTTAAATCCACCTCCACCACCATTAGTTGCAGAATATGAGAAATTAGTTGGGGCGGTATTTGTTGAGGTATACAGTGTACCTGTATTAGTCCCCGTATCCCAAGTTGCCCAATCTAAATGCCAAACTGTATCAGCTCCTGATGATGGTAAGTTTACACTAAAGTTTGGATAAAAAGTATTTGGATTACCATTGTATGCCCCCATCAACCAATCCTTAATACTTTCATTTTGAGTGTTTAACAATCTTCCAAGAGATGTTGCTGATAGTTTATAGGCCATAAATACTGTGTAACTTTGACTGGTTACATAGTTTGGACCACCATATATCGCATCTGTACCAACATTATTTGATTTAATAAATACCCCACCATTTGCACTGTTCCAAGATATACTACTTCCTGCATTAGTTACTGTAACACTATAGGCTCCTGTTCCAGAAACTACAGAACCATTAGTTGGCATTGCGGAATAATAAGCGGCGTCTAAATCATAAACTAATGCTGGTAATCTTGTTGGTGTAGGTGTAGTAGTTGGTGTAGGTGTTTTAGTTGTGGTATTAGTTGGTGTTTGAGTAACCGTTGGAGTTACAGTTTTAGTTGGAGTAATTGAAGGTGTTGGAGTTATAGTATTAGTAGGTGTTTGAGTTACCGTTGGAGTTACAGTTTTAGTTGGGGTAATTGAAGGTGTCGGTGTATTAGTAGGAGTTTGAGTAGGTGTTGGTGTTTGAGTATTTGTTGGTGTAACAGTATTAGTCGGTGTTTGAGTTGGAGTAATTGTATTTGTTGGTGTAATTGTATTTGTTGGTGTAACAGTATTAGTTGGTGTTTGAGTATTTGTTGGTGTAACAGTATTAGTTGGTGTTTGAGTGTTAGTAGGAGTAATTGTATTTGTTGGCGTAACAGTATTAGTAGGGGTTATAGAAGGTGTTGGAGTTATAGAAGGTGTTGGAGTTGGTGTAGATGTTGGTATAGATGTTGACGAAGGCGTCGGAGATGGTTCAAAAATAATTGTGTTATTTGGTCGAATAGAAACTTTATCTCCATTTTGTATTTTAGAACTTAATCCACCCAGTCCAGGTACAATCATTCTTGACCCAGTCGCGTTATATGTTCCCGTTCTTTGTCTTTTAGATAATCCCATATTTTTATCGTTTACCACCGAATAACCATAAATAGTTTTCGTAGTCACTTTTTGTTGCCTCTCGTTTAAAGTTTTCTTGTTGTTGTGAAATTACCGGGTCCATAAATTGTCTTCTATTAAATTCATTAGTGTTAACAGTCCACGAGTCAATCATCGCCTTTGTTTGATTTGTCACCTTGTTAAGTGATGAAAATGATGTTTCACCAACATAAAGTGCCATCGCAACAGACATAATCAAGTCATCATGTTGTCCCTTTTGGTGGTCAGGTCTTCCATTCATGTAAATAAATGTATTCATTTCATTTAACAACCTACTTGAATTTATTCTAAATCCATGTCTTAGATATTCTTCAAAAGTTGCTATAATTTGAACTCTTTTAGCATTAAAGTTAATTCCTGGTATTTTTTCAGTTGCCTTTGGGTCGTATTGCCATTTGTTTGACACATCAACTCCATCAACATACACATTCCTATATCCAAGTTCCCTTAATCTTAAAGATGTTGTAACACCCATACCACCAGTAATATCCACAACAATGAACGCATTATACATATTACCCCACTTATAACATATTTCAGCCAAAGTGTCAGGAGGAAGTTTACCAACATACTCAGCAACCTGTTCTCTTGTATCAAAATCAACAATTTGAAATGTTGAAAAGTCTTCACTGTCACCACGAGATACGTCAACTCCCATGATATATTTTTTACCTATTTCAGGTTCTTTCCAAATCCATAGTCCACCACCCATCATCTTCGTAGGTGGTTCCTTAACCATATTTACCCTTAAATCTTCCAACATATCAGAATTAAATACGTTATCCCCTGAACCAAGAAACGCACATTCCAACTCCTGGTTAACTTTACGTTTATCGTATTTAAGTTTCTTTACCATTGACTCATACCAAGATGAGTTTGGCTTATAACCCTGTGAAATCAGTTGTCTTATCTCATCAAAGTTCTTTTCTTTATTATTATATTCAATAATTTCAACATTCGGGTATTCATTACGATTTAAATAATAATGAATAATATCTTTAACATTAACTAATGATAAATCTTTCGCATATCTTGGGTCTTTCCACCAAACCATTTCGGAAACTTTGAATTCATTCATTCCCTTTAATGCTTGGTCGTAAATTTCATAATAGATTGCGTCATATCCGTTTGGTGTTGATACAACTATTACTTTACCACCTGTAGATAAGGATGCCATACAAGCCGCCCAAAAATCCCCATCAGCTTCAATATACGCAGCCTCGTCAAATATTAATATTGTGGGTGTATAACCACGAAGAGCATCCTTAGATGTCGCAACTGCCTTAACTTCACATCCGTTAGTTAATTTAAAATGTCTTTGTGAATTTTTTTCAGCAGAAAACCCAACACCAACCCAACTAGGCCATTGGTCGGTGAATCCTCTAATCTTATTCGCCACCTCCACCGCAGTATCCAACTTATTTGCTATAATCAAAACCTTTTCAGGACTATTCTTTTTAGCAAAAACAAGTTTTTTTGATGACCAAGCAGCGGTTACCGTAGATACACCAGCTTGTCTATACTTTAGTGCAATATTTTCATTATAGTTTTCATAATCTTCAACCAGACTAATTTGGTCAGGGAATAACTCTAATGGGACATACTTTGAAACAGTGTTGTCATATGTCTGTAAATAAGTTTTAAGGGCGTATGGTGTTGATTTCATACACTTGGCATACTCCATTAAAACGGCTTCTTTAGATAAACTCATATACTATAAATATAAAATTTATCGTAAAATAGAAAACCCTTCATCTCTGAAGGGTTTTAAAGTTTTTAGTTGATACCTAATCCTTTTAAGAAGTCATCAAAATCTTCATCATCATCGTCGTCATCATCATCCTCATATTTCTTCATAGTATCTTCATACTCATATCCTTTTAATTCCTCTACAATTTCATCAACCATGTCTTTTACCATTTTCTTTCCTTTTGGTGAACCTGATAAAATTTCACGAGCCATAGCAAAGAATTCGTTTGGTGTAAGTTCTGCAAACTTTACAAGAAAATATTGTTGTAAGTTTCTTTTATCGTCATCAAATAACTCATCAGGATAAGACTCACGGAACTTTTGCCAAATAACAGGACCTAATCTCATATCCCAAATTTCACCTACAACAGTATCTTGTGAGTTAATCACCGCCTCTTGTCTTGTTTTATCTTTTGGTAATCCGTATGTTCCAGCAATTTCCATAACACCTTTAGCAAGTTCATGAATAAGGATTGGTAAGTTAACACCACGAGCTTTTACTGTCGGTGGGTCAGTTTTAGCATCCAATTCAGACATACCAAAAGTAGATTCTCCATCACCTGCCATACCTTGAACCATTGAGTCAGGCATTAACCAATAAAGTGAATCAGCAAATGACATAAACACACCATACAAATTTAATAACCTTGGGTTAATAGCATTTAACTCTCTGTTTAACAATTCAAACATATAAGAAGATTGTTTAGCGGCTCCTTGAATAAGTGAGTTGATAAATCTTCTTTTTGCCTTTTCTAAGTCAAATTGTTCGAATGAGTCCATGAAATCTTCAAGTTGTTCTTGTTCTTCTTCAGACCCAAACATATTTTCAATTTCTTCTTCACTTGGTTCTTCACCTTTAGGTGATAACTTACTTGAGTCAATATCATTTGGTTGAACTAACTTTACATCATATTGTAATGAACCTTCAGGAATTGCGAATTCTTTTTGAACAACTTCAATTGCAAGTTCTTCCAAGTATTCTTTGTTTTCAGATTCAATCTGAGCAATCTCTTGCATAGCACTCATCACCATCATTTGAAGTTGCATCATCGCGTTTTGTGATGTAACATCTTGAAGACCAGTATATCTTTTTAGTCTGTTGATAACCTCTTTAAATCTTTGTGAAGCAATAAGTTGCTCAAAGTTAGATGGTTTATCCGGTCCTTCAGGTGT